CCAAATATTTTTGTCTCTAGGATTGTTTCAGTCTCATCATCTATTTCTAAAGTATAAGGGTTTAAAAAACTTGAAAACTCGTTATTCAAATCACTGTCTATTTTATTTAAAAAATTAAAAATAGTTAATCTATCAGAAATGTTTATCTTTCTTATCAAATCAGGTCCTGTTTCACTAGAATCATATTCTAATGTGTTAGGGTTAAGTCCAATGACGTTTGCTACTGATTTGACCAACGAGGATTTTTTTGATATGCCACCAATTGTAGCAAAATTACCATAATTATATAATCCGAGTTCATAATTAATAGAGGGATTTAAAACAATATTGGTTTGAAACTTTTCATATCCACCTAATATTCTACCCTCAAATATAGCACATACCAAACCTGTGATAGAATAAAAACCAGGCTTCTCATAAAAGTGTTCGAATAATGTTGTCCCCTCTAAAATCTTAAATTTATCAACATGTTCAATTGGTGTGCCATCACCCCAATCCAACTTGAAAACAAAAAAACCAGTGTCGTCTCTATCCGCACTAACTGATTGTGATACATAAAAATCAAACCTATTCAAACCACCACCACCTGTAAATTTAGGCCTTTCACCATAGATATTTATATTATGCTCCGCTGTTCTTCCGTTTTGCCTAGGATAGAGGTAATAAGAAATTTTCCCCTCTGTTGCAAGGTTATATTCATTATTATTTAAATCTTTATCATAGTATCTATCTAATCTAATTATTTCTAAATCATCGTTTGGGTCGGTTACAAAAGGAACAGCATCTATTGAATATCTATAGGTAGAGGAGTCATCGTAATTAGGATTAAAAACAATTTCTTCTCCATTTCCATCTGTAATTACAATTTGTTCATCTTTTATTTCTAATTCACCTTTGATGAAGGACTGAAAAGTTTTATCATTGAAATTGGAGTCCTCCCAAAAACCCCTATTGTTAAATGTGAATGTCCCTAGAGTTCGTCTCATATCGCGGTTTTCAACAACACTAGTAGCATGTGGTTGGTCTAACGAAGAGGAGTTACTAAAATTAGGATTTCTATATGTAACATCTATCCCGCTTTCAGGTTTGTAAAATCTTAACACCTCGTTACCATTTCCGCCTTCAGTTGGTTCGCCACCTATTGATTGATTAGTGTTGAATAAATCTTCTATAGTTGTAAATTTTGCCATTATTATAACAAGATGTCTTGTTCTTGTTCAGTCTCTTCAACTACTTCTTCGACATCTACGTCAATCGTGGATATACTTAAATCATTAACTTTGAAACCACGTGCTAACAAAAGATCAGTCTTACTGATTATTTCAACTTTACATCTCGCACCCTCAAGGCTGTTACTCACTATATCATCTCTATCACCTATTTGTATAAATGGCGATGAGGAGTTCTGTGTGTTATAATATATTTTATGATTCAACCAATATTGTTTATCCTCTCTTAGAGGATTATCGTTGGCTAAACTCGCTACTTCCACAACTTGTGGATTATAAGTAGCACATATAAAAAACCACTCATCTAGATTATCAGTTGGTATATTTGGATACAATTGATGTATGACTTGATTTGAATATCCTAATAAATTACCATCTCCATCGGATGGATAAAAGTTTTGTTCACTAACAGTTCTTCTTGCTCTATTGGTGATTCCCCAATGATTATCTCGTAGCGTTCCATCCTCTTCCCTTACTACTAATCTAATCCATCTTTTATAATTATCGCTGCTATCAATATTTGTTCTAGTTTCTAATCTAAACCCCATGCCGTTATCTTTCAATGGGTTACCAAAATTAAAAAGTGTTCCACTTTCTGATTTACCTATAAATCTAACCCACATGGTTATTGTAAAACCATCATTTAAATAAGAGTTATTTTTTTGAAACTCCAACAAGTCATTGTCTGGTGACCTGAGAATAATTGCCTGATTTTCTTTTCTAATTTTTAAAAAGCCTTTAGATTTATTTTCATATTCCGGTCTTGTATCAGGTATTTCTTGTATTAAATTATCCACATCATTTAAATATGTGTTTAATCTGTTCCTCATACTCTGTAAAGTTTTACCGATATTTTTCTCACCGTTTCTAGGATCTGTAACATGTTTATCCAATCTAGTTATAAATGATGTAGGTTCATCACCACTGCTTATTCTTCTATCTATATCCGCTTGTTCACCATCTTCATCTAAAAATTCTGTTGCACCGTCCCCATCAACATCAGAGAAGTTTGGTGTGGGTCCTATCAATTGGTCAAACTGATTAAAAAAATTATCTATTTGTGTTTGTCTTGTTGTTTGCGTTGGTAGCAGCTCAAAAATATTTGTGTCTAATATCTCTCTGGCTTTTGTCTTATCAATTTTAAAAGAAGTTCTTGGTTTCAATAATTGTCCTAGATTCAAAACATCTGTGAAATTATTTCCTACTTTAGTAGCCATAACGACTTCGTAAAATTGGTTTGAACCATAATCAAATCTCACTTTATATTTTATCGGTAAAACCAAACCATCATCAGTAATTACTGGATCTTTTAACTCTTCCTCTAATAATGTGAACCTATCATCATAATCTGTAAGATTATTTTCAAACACATATTGACATATGTTTTCAAAAATACTACCTTGTAAATCTTTTCTTGCTTCAAGGGTGTTCCTATCTTTTTTAAAAAATACTAATGGTTCATCTTCGTTTCTGCCTAATTGCTTACGACCATCTCGTATTGTTGTTTGTATCGATAATATCTCGGCGTCGGTCAATGAATTTGATTTGAACCACAACTGATAAAACACATCACTTATTACCTCTCTCACCTGTTTCAAATTATCATAGCTAAATTTTTCGAAAATAACTTGATTTTGATTTATAGAATGAGATGTGCCTAGAGTTCCACCACCAATCATCAAAGTGTCATCAGACATTCTATGATATAAACCTATATATTGTTGGTCAGGAGAATTCTTAAAAAAAAGTCTGTCGTTTTCAGTTGCCTCTAAATTTACCTGTATTGTCACTATTTCAGTTTGTGTCTCAACTTCGTTAGGTATAATAATCTCGTCTGGTATCAACTCGTGTATTACACCTAACACACCAACTCCAATCATAGCAGTTCCGTCCTCATGAAGGTGATATGGTCCTACATATATTTGATTTGGGTTTGTCGCAAAAACCCACTGATTTGGTTCTGCGAATAAACCTATTTCAACAATTGGATTTTGATTTATCTCCTCATCTTCTTCTACTTCCGTGTCCTCACCTTGTTCCTCATTAGTGTTTATATTAGGTGGTGGATTATTGCCTACTATCTCCTCTTGATTTATGTAAAAGTTTAATTCGGCACCTACACTTAAATCCATGTTGACCATATTTGCTAAAGTTATGGTATTACCATTGATGCTTTGGATTACATTATTTATAGTTTGTCCTTGTTTTTCTAACAAAATATCAGTATTCGGTTGAACTGTTCCTATATCTCCATTAACACTTGTTATTAACCAGATTCTTGAATTGGGGGTGGGCATTTGAAATGTGCCATTTATATCACCCGTTAAAGTTACATTTTGGCTCGTAGTCGTTGTTGAAGCTGGAACACTATCTGTTGTTTGAGTAAAACCTTGCTGTGTGTTTGTTTGTTGAGTCTCAGTTGTCGTCCTACTCGGTGTATCAGAACTTTGTCTATGATAAGGCATATTAAGTCCTTAAAATAAATTCAAAATCATCATCATAAATTATTTCCTGACCATCATCGTGATTTACTTTTATTAATATTTTATAAGCACGGTTCGGTTCAAAAGCATTTAAATCTTGTTTGAAATAATTAGATGTTGAATCACAACTCATTGTGGTATAAGCACTGAAAGGAACCACATCCTCATTTGTCGCCATATCGATAATTGAATATGAACCTGAACCATGAGGTATAAAACTACCACTTATTGTATGAACTGAAGTAGAGAAACTTTTCTGTATATATCTTTTTCTAGCACCAAACCTAAATTTTATTATTTCTTTTTCTTTGTAAGCTTCTCTGAAATGTAATCTGTATAGGTAGTTCTCAGCATTGCCACTTACATCTAACGGCGTCAAACTACCAGTGTTCGAGCCTGTTGCTGGTATATGGTCATCCCACTTTAATTCAATCTTGGGAGAGTAAATTGTGTTTGTTTGTCTAGAGAAAAATTTTAAATCCTCAAAGCTACCCGTAGAGGTCTCTCTGCTACCAGATAATCTTAGTAACAAACCATAGTTTATATTTTCCCCTCTAAACCACTTTTTTGTCAACTCTGTGATGTCCATGTTAATATCTGGTGCTTCAGAGGAAAATGATTGAGTAACTTCATCGTTTGCTATATAGGTGCCACCTGGCGTTGTCCAACTAATCTCTGACGCACCCTCTTTGTTTTGTCTAAATTTCCAACTACAACCATCAGTTGTTTTTGGCACATCTAATTCCTTTCCTACTCCCTCATCCCATGATTCACTTAAAGGATAAGCAGCAATCGTATATTCTTCGCTCAAACCACTAGTGCCTTCAGTTTCGTAAAGTCTTAAATTTAATTTATAATCCAAAGGTAAGACCGATGAGCTGATATAATTTTTTATTTCGTCGGTATCAAACTGTAGAAGAATCCTAGTTGGAAAATCAAATGTCCTATCAAAGAAAACTTTTTTTAATTCAAGTATTTCGTCTTGGCCTGTGTTCTTATCTTTGAAATCATCACCTGTTATTTGGTCTGAACCACTATTGATGAATGTATCTTTTGTTATAAAAAAATATCTATGCATTATATCACTTTTCCGTATATATCTTTGTTTGGGTTTTTTAATTCAAAAACCGATGGTGTAATTGACGGTCTATATATACCATCATCGGTCAGAGCATTTTCAAAATTATATTGAAAATTATATTCTGAATCAGTTCCTACCTGAACACCGTCACCTCTGTAATAATATAGTTGTCTGCCTTCAGCATATCCATTTTCTCCACTCTTACCATCTTGAAATAAAATAAGTTCTTTAACTCCAATTACACCGTCCAAACCGAGTATGTTATATTGTAAATCATTGATATTGATTGACTGTCTAAACTGCATTTTTTCAGTTCTAAAAAAGTCTTTTATCACGTCGATAACATCTAATTTAACTTCCGTAGGATTGAATCTTCTATCGTAATTAACAACAAACCTAACCCCAAAATTAATTATGTAACCAGAGAAAACTTCATCAGGTGTATCTTCATCTTCATCTGTATTTAAACTAAATCCAAAATTTACAATATCATTAATCATCCTAAATTGATTAAGATATGTGGCGACATTTTGTAAAACTAGTTGTGGTGTTTGAACTAATTGTTTACTTTGATTATAGGACAATGTAGATACCATTAAAGTTCCACCATCCAATCTTTCCACATAGGCTTTCGCAATACTACCAAACTTTTGGGGTAGATTTTTTATTCTAGCAGTATAATCTTCTTTGGTCACACATCTAAGTTGTGAAGAAAAGAATGCACTGGCGTTGTTTTTTATTTCATCGACTGTTTGTCCATTAGTCCCCCCAACACTCGGCTCATCATTAGTGACAGTAATCGTTACACCTGCTGGGGTATTATTTATTTCAGTTAATTCACCTACATTGACATTACTATCACTACCCCCACCAACTCTGTATGTAAAGGTTAAAATTGTGTTCGACGGTGTCTCTCCTAGATTTAAATTATTACCAACTGTAGCATTTATAGCACCGGGTATATTAGACACATTTGTCTCATTGATAAACACTCCGGCTTGTTCAACTGGATCGACATTAGAGCCTGAGTTGTTAAATCTAAATAATCCATTTCCAAATTGTATCTTATAGGTTTGTGTATCATCATCAAAGTTAGTGGTAAATTTTTTATTTGTCTTTATATATTCCGCAACATAAGGGATAGGAATAGGAGAAACGTTCTCAGTAATTTGTCCTTGGTCATAAGATGTTGTTCTGTTGATATCTTCTGTATAATGTGTTTCCTTTAAAACTTTTTCTTGTGCTAAATAATCAACTTCATACCATCTCTGACCTGAAGAATCTAAACAGTTTAAAACTTCTATTACATCATCATCACCTAAATCTAATTCTAAAAATTTTGTTGGACTGGTAATTGTAAACGTTTTGGTTTTGGTTTTACCTGATACAGCTCTAACAAACCTAGTTAGTATATAGGACTCTGCTTCTCCGTTTTCATCTAACACTGGTGCACTTATATCAGGATCACCTGAACCACTAGCAGTAAAATCTATCTCCTCGGTGGTTTCAAATAAAACTTCAGAGTCGATGTTTGAAGCAATCTGTAAACTATCGTTAATAGGATGACCACTTGATAGACTACTGAATTGTGGGTCACCATTAGCATCAGCATCAATTTCAGTTGTTACTTTTAATCTTACAACCGAAGGGGTTTTATTAGGTGTTTTATACCCTAAAAACTCTGCTAATCTTCTAACGTTTCTTTTTTCGGTTGCTGTTGATAGTAGATTTTCTTTATAATTATAATCTATATAGTATGACAACACATCACCCACATAACTTGACAATTCAATTAACATCATACCTGGCGATGTCTCATTAAAATCTTTATACGTATTAGGAAAATAAGATTTTGTATATTCTATTAAATCATTTTTTATCGAGTTAAAATCCTTACTCGTATAATTTACATTTGTTGGTATTAATTTTTGTTTATTAGTATACGCCATTGCTCATAGCCTCCCCACCTACACCACTTTCTAGTCCTTGATTATCAGTAACATTGGTTAAACCACCACCTGTATCAAATGCTACGTCAACTCTTTCTATCATATTTGGCGTCCTTCTAATATTAAATACTATGCTAACATTTATTTGATTTGGATTTTTTGTGTTTAATTGTATATCCCTCAGTTCAACAAAAGGCAACCATTTTTGAAAGACATCTACAATGTTATTCTCTATTTGAATTCTAGTATCATCATTTAATTGTTCGAATAGTAATTCTCTTAAATTCATACCTAAATTGGGTTGAAACAACCTTTCACCTTGATTGGTTTGTAACAACAAACGAATATTATTCTTAATTGAATCAACGGTTGTCTTAGTTGTTTTAAAATACCCTTCACCGCCACCAACTCTAGCAAAAGGAAAGTCAATTCCCACAGACACTCTTGTATCGACATCTTCTATGAACTTATTTCTACTTCTATCTAATATTGCCATTACTATCCTAAGTTACTTACTTCATTAATTGGTAGAATAACTTTACTCGAAAGTGATTCAACATTTCCACCAGCTTTCAAATTATCCGTCGCACTACCATCTTCATCAATCTTTACCGTAACGCTTGGAACAGTTACCGAAATAGGTGGGACGGTATGGGGTGACGGAGGCCCAACCGTGACACCAGCCGCTGTGATACCAGAAATATTCATTTGACTGGCTTGCATTTTTGTTATTCTGAAAGTTTGTGATGTGATAAATTCAACTATCGCATCTTCAAGACTTTGTGCTAACTTATCAATCTTTTCAACTGCCTTATCTGAAAAATTAAAATTTTCACCTGGTTCGTCAGGCTGAATATTTTCAATTAATGCTTGGTATATGTTGCTCTTAAGACCCATTTTTAAATTTTGCCTTTTCGTCTACAGCTTTCATAACATCAGAGTAATCTTTATTCAACGCATTTGCTAAATGGTCGGGTAAAGCCTCGGTGTTATCCATTACCGATTGTGTTTGTGCTTCCTTCTCAATATTACGCCACTTACCATCTTGTAATGTCTCGTTCAATATATCATTCAAGACATTGTTACTTGACATACGCCTAACAGGTTGTTTTGGCTTCACCCTTTTACCACTTATATTAAAATTTGTCATGCCTGTTGCGGTAAGCTGTCTATCAATATCTTCAACTAACTTTACATCTTTATTGTTAACTAGCGCTTCATCTAACTTTTTTTCAAGTCGACTAAATTTATAATCTAACTCTTCTCTTATA